TATACTAACTTTATTACCGGGTCAGGAGATGTAGCCGAAAATTATGTATCTGATGAATTTACTTCTGCATCTAGTGATATAAGATTAACAGCTTGGGATAATTATGTAGAGTCGTCTTTTGCTACTTCATCTCGTACATTATCAAGTAGGGGAGCAGTATACTCTATACCTAAAGACCTGTACGGAACTCATATTGAACCTGGATCAGTTGTTATTAGCGGAAGCGGTATTTATTTAGTAGATGATAAAGAAGGTAATTTAAGATCCGGATCTTTATCAGGTGCAAAAAGAGGTAATGTAGTATACTCTCATGGACAGTTAATAATTAATAATAGAGAAATTGCTTTAGAATTTGAAAGCGGTTCAAGCAGCGGGTTAGCTCCTGACATAGCTCCTGGTTCAGCAATAATTACATTTAAAGGTAACCTACCTATCTATACGTATAACTACAACGTAAAAATCTCCGAACACGAATATAACCATACTTTAAATCCTACTGCTCAATCCGGTAGTAATCAATATAATTATTCCGGAAGCAACTACCTTAGACCTTCAGGTGTTTTAGCAGATAATGTTACTGGATCTTATTTTAATCCTTACATTAGTACAGTAGGTTTATATAATGAAAATAAAGAATTGATAGCTGTAGGTAAGTTTGCACAACCAATACCTAAACCAGCTAACACAGAATTAACTATACAGGTAAAACTTGATATATAATTATGGGATTAACAACAGTAGGACCAGCAGATTTTAGAGTTCAAGTTCCTCCAGCAGGAGACATTGATATACTCATACATACTGGTAGTGCAGGAGGCACTACAGCAGACGATGTAGCTGTTCAAGTAAACATTAGTGTAACTGATTGTTTTGGTACAAATAGAGCAGTTGCTTTGGCTAATTTAACTTCTTTAGATACAGGCAAAGGAGATATTCTTACTCTTGTTAACCCTCAAAATAAAGGTACCCATTATAATTACGATGTTGTACCTAATGAACCTATACTGTCTGGTTCATATAACGGCTCTGCTTCTTGCGGGGATGTAGAGTTCTTTCCTTCACCGTTAGTTGATTTTAGATTAAACCAATTCAACGCAGTCTATAATTCTGATATGAAATATAGAGAGACTGAAGTAGGGTTTTTAGATAGAACACCTTTTAAAACAACAAATGTAGATAGAATATTTACAGTAGATACAAATAATTCAGGTTCATCAACTAGACCTCAAAATATCAAAAGCATCTTATCCGGCTCAGCTGTAACAGCATCTATTCAAGATTCTACTTATACTTCTGTAGGAATAAAAAATTCAAGGTACGATGGTACTGAAACATCTTTAACTGAATACGGTATATCTCCTGCACTATCAGGAAGGGTGTTTAGAGGAGCATTATACGACTATTCAACTGATTTAAACTATATAAGGTCATCAAGTAAAGACGGTACAGCACCGTTTAAAGAATTTTTACAAGTTTTAGACGATTACTATCCTTATGCAGTTCAATCGTCTGATATATTCCATGTAAGAGGAAGCAGTGCTACAGACACACCTAATGCAAGATATATACGATTAAGTTACGATGCTACCACAGACGGTGTTTTAAGTTTAAATACCAATGATGATCACGGAGAGTTAATAATATCAGGTACATTTAGGTACCACGATGTATCAACTTATCCAAACACGGGAGTAATAAAACAAGTAAAAGCTATTTCTAATTTCGGAGGATTTGAAGTAGGAGAGCCTATAATGCACGGTAGAGGCGTAGCAGCCGGAGGTACAGGTAATTATTCTAACCCTGCTTTTGAATTCGTTTCATTTTTAAGTTCAAGCTTTACTTTTGATTCAGGTCAATTCCCTGTAGAAAAATCTTTTGATACTAGAATTGAGTTTCAAACCGGAAGTAGAAATCATCCTGAAAAAATATTAGGGTTTGACATTTTCAGTCAATATACTAGCAATGAATCCGATGTAAATAAAAGAGTTGGTCGAGCAACTCGAGGTCCAGATCCTACTGGTCTATTTAAGGTAATAGGAGATTCTATTTATGAATCAAAAAATAATCAACTAGCTAGACTTAAAAACAAGCTTTTGTTAGTTGAAGAAACACAAGAAATTATGTTTATTAATGAAAACGGTAAAATATTATTCAATATGGGTAATGGTATTAGTTAATAAAAATAGATAAAAGTACAAATTAATATATTTATATAAAAGAGTAAAATAAAATGGGATACTTAAACAACAGCGTAGTAACAGTAGACGCAATTCTAACTAAAAAAGGAAGAGAACTTCTCGCTAGAGGAGATGGTTCTTTTCAAATAACACAATTTGCTTTAGCTGACGATGAAATAGATTATACGCTATATAATCCAACACATCCATCTGGTTCACAATATTATGGACAAGCTATCGAAAACATGCCACTATTAGAAGCATTTCCAGATGAAACTAAAGTTATGAAATATAAACTTGCAACCTTACCTAGAGGTACTTCAAAATTACCTTTATTAGAAGCAGGATATGCTGCTATAAGACTTAAACAAGGTGCATCTTTAGCAATCACTCCACAAACATTAAATTATTTAGGAGCTAATAAAACATTTGAAGCTGGTGGTTATACTGCTACTATAGCAGATTCAAGAACTACATCAGTATTCACAGGTGTTGGTATAAACACAGAAGAGGCTGAGAACTTAAATACTCAAACAACTTTTGGAACTAACGTTTCAAAAACAGTTATTGGAACTACTATAAACATTACAGCTACTACTGTAAACACCTTATTTGGTTCTAATACTCAACTTCAAACAACTTTACAGTTGATTGGTAGAGACTCAGGAGCTAGAATTACTATACCAGTAACTATAACTAAAGTAAATACATAAGAAGATGTCGTACAAAAGATTTGACCTAGAAGATATAGTAGTAAGCTCTGATGCAATTACTGCTCCTGCATGGAGTAATAACGTAACTCAACTTACTGAATTTTATACAAGTTCAACCCAAGTAGCAGCAGCTAGTGCTAACTATTACTATAATATTTATCAAACTGGTTCTGGAGAATCAAATGCAGCTGTTCAATTTTCTATTGCTCACGGTAATAGATCAGGTAGCGCAGCTCCTGCATATGATAGCTCAGTTTCATCATCGTACAGTTCTACTGTTTACGGACAGTTTAGAACTTTAGTGTTTGGTGATGAAGATACTGATTTTACATTCGCTACTGGTAGCTCAACTTCTACACCTGATGATGTACTCTTTATCTCAGTAGAAAGAGCAAGATATAAAGAAAGAATATTCCCAGGTTCTTTATTCTTAACTCTTAAAAGTGGAAGTAATAATTTACATTTAACTGATAATAGCTTAACAGCTTCAACTGATACTTTTGTTGACGGTGGTAGAGTATATTCTATATATTCAGCATCAGCAGCAGGAGCAGTAGCATCTACAGATATTGAATACGGTAAGTTATTCCCTGATGTCGGAGTAATAGCACTTAATGGTCAATTTTTAAGTGGTAGTACTCACTTAGGAACTAAATGGGTTCATGTGACTGGTAGTGGTTTACATAACTACACCGGTGCTACTAGAAACAATTTGCAGTTTTTCAAATCAATAGAAGCAGGACAAAATTTTAAATTAAGATCACAAGAAACAGTTTCTTCTAATTATGTATTTATTAGAGCAAGAAACTCAGAATTTAATTATTCTAACAACCCATCTAACATAACCGGATCAGGAGAACTGAGACATAGTGTAATGATAGATACTCCTCAGTCGTATATTACTGCTGTGGGACTTTATAACGATAATAACGATTTATTAGCTGTAGCAAAATTGTCTACGCCTTTACTAAAAGACTTTACGAAAGAAGCATTAATAAGGGTCAAACTTGATTATTAATGAATGAGCGTTTGGAAACACCTAAATCAGCAGGATGCATATGTAACGTCCTACGTAGCACGTAAGGAATACACGCTTACTAGCACCGCTTTACAACAAGCAGGCATCCTGTTTATTCCATTTGGTGAAAAACCAGCAATTGAACCTACACCTACTCCATCTCCAACAGCTACTCCAACTACCACTCCTACACCTACAGTTACAGTTACTACATCAGTAACACCAACTAATACTCCTTCTGTTACTGTATCCCCTACCGTAACACCAACTAATACACCATCTGCTACTCCAGCTGCAACTGTTAGTCCTACCGTAACTCCAACTAATACTCCTTCGGTAACTGTCAGCCCTACTGTTAGTCCTACCGTAACTCCAACTAATACTCCTTCGGTAACTGTATCACCAACAGTTACTCCAACTACTACTGTATCACCAACAGTTACTCCAACTAATACCCCATCTGTTACTGTAAGCCCGACTGTAACACCAACTAACACACCATCTGTTACTGTATCACCTACTGTAACGCCGACTAACACTCCTTCGGTTACGGTATCACCTACTGTGACTCCATCTACTACTGTATCACCTACTGTAACGCCGACTAATACCCCATCTACTACTGTATCACCAACAGTTACTCCTTCTGTAACACCAACTAATACACCATCTATTACTGTATCACCAACAGTTACTCCTAGTACATCGATAACTCCTACTAACACTCCTTCGATAACTCCTAGCACAACTGTTACACCTTCTGTAACACCAACCAATACTCCTTCGATAACTGTAACGCCATCTGTTACTCCAAGCACAACAGTAACGCCTACTACAACTCCGACTCTTTCTCCTACACCAAGTACTAGTGGTACACCTGGTGCAAGCCCTACTGCCACACCTAGCAATACACCACCAGTAACAGTGACACCTTCTGTTACTCCGACAAATACACCATCAGTAACAGTTACTCCTACAACAACACCTTCTGTCACTCCAAGTAATACTGTAACACCTACTAACACTCCTTCAGTAACTGTAACACCTTCTGTTACTCCGACTAACACACCATCTGTTACAATAAGTCCTACTGTAACTCCAACCAATACACCATCTGTTACCGTAACACCTTCTGTTACTCCAACCAATACACCATCTGTTACCGTAACACCTTCTGTTACTCCTAGTACTACTGTAACTCCATCTGTTACTCCAACTAACACTCCTTCGGTAACAGTTACTCCTTCTGTAACCCCTACTAATACACCATCTGTTACAGTAACGCCTTCCGTTACTCCAACTAATACTCCTTCAGTAACCGTAACTCCATCTGTTACCCCTACTAACACTCCTTCGGTAACAGTTACTCCTTCAGTAACACCGTCTACTACAGTATCACCTTCTGTGAGTCCTACAGTTACTCCTAGTACGTCTGTAACACCAACCAATACTCCTAGTATAACTCCTAGTACGTCTGTAACACCAACTACTACTCCTTCAGTTACAGTATCGCCAACAGTTACTCCAACTAATACTCCTTCAGTTACAGTATCACCTACTGTTAGCCCTACTGTTACTCCAACCAATACTCCTTCAGTTACAGTATCACCAACAGTTACTCCTACAGTATCTCCATCACCATCAGTAGCTCAACATACTATTAGTATATGTACTACAGATGCTACATGGGCTTATAATAAAGCCGGAGACTCAGACGCTGATGGAGCTTGTGAAGCAGTAAGATCTGGTAACTACTGTTATAGTGTAACGTTAATAAAAGATGCATCTAATAACGGTAGTAATGCTTATCCAGAATCAGGAGATAGAATAAGACATTCAGGTAACTTGTTATCTGCAGGTGGATACTTTGGGCACTCAGCTAACTTAGGAGGTGGTCCTGCTAACTACTACTTTACAGTTACTGGTACCGGTACAGTTGATGTAGGCTTAACAGCATGTACTACACCTACTCCTACTCCAACTACTACTCCAACTACTACTCCTAGTATAACCCCTAGTACGTCTGTAACACCAACTGTAACTCCTACAACTACGGTATCACCTACTCCATCACCAGCTTCTCATACTATTAGTATTTGTACTACAGATGCTACATGGGCTTATAATAAAGCTGGAGATGCTAATGCAGACGATGCTTGTGAGGCTGTAAGATCTGGTAACTACTGTTACAATGTAACATTGATAAAAGATGGTTCAAACAACGGAAGTAACGCTTATCCTCAATCAGGTGATAGGTTAAAAGTCGGAGGTAACTTCTTATCAGTAGGTGGATACTTTGGACATTCAGCTAACTTAGGAGGCGGTCCTGCTAATTATTACTTTACCGTAAGCGGAACAGGAACTGTAACTATTAACTTAACAGCTTGTGCTACTCCAACACCAACACCATCAGCTACTGTAACAGTAACACCGACAGTAACACCGACAGTAACTCCTACTAGTACATACGGAGGAGGAAGCTCAACATCATTTGCAGCTTCAGCAAATTCTAACTTTAACAACGTTTGTGATGAAACGGTTAATCAAACATACTATCACGATGGAACAGCAGCGCAACCTCAGATTAATGACACAGTTTATAGTGATTCAGGAGGAACATCTGTACTAGCTAATGGGTATTATCTACTATCTAATGATCACTACATAGTAGTTGGATTAGGAACAGGAAATGTTAATGCTGTAGAAGATTGTGAAACTCCACCATAATAGTTGGATAATAAAAGTTTTATTTTTATATTTAGTATATGGTAACACTCCCTACATGGACATACAAAGATAGACTAATTACGTCTATAGAAGATATGCCTGAAGACACTTACGGATTTATATATCAAGTACGTCATAAATCTGGTTTAAAGTATATAGGTAAAAAAGTTTTATATTTCGAAAGAAATAAAAGACTTGGTAAAAAAGCATTAGCAGCATTAAGAGAAGAAAGATCTAAAAAAGGTCTAAAAGGCAGAGTGCCTTTAAAACAAAAAGTAATCACCGAATCAGATTGGAAGGATTATTACGGCTCTCATGTTAAAATAAAACAACTTTTAAAAGAAGACGGGGAAATGTCTTTTACAAGAAAGATACTTACGTTTGTTAAATCTAAGAAAGAACTAACATATTATGAGTGTAAAGAGCTATTTATAAATGAAGTATTAGAGAATAACCATCAATATATTAACGATAATATATTAGGTAAATTCTTCAGAAAAGACTTTTTAAATGAAACTGAGTGACATTATTTTAGAACAAAATTGCGGGTGTGGACAGACACCTTGTAAAACTTATGGCTTAAAAGAAGATAGCCATGGAGATGATTACGAAAAAGGAAATGTCAAACTTATGGGGGATGTTATATTACCTATTGATAAACAAATGGTACTTCAAGCAGAAGAAACTGAATATAACAGAGGTTTACTTGTAACTAATAATGAAGATAAGAGCTATGATGTAGCATATTGGGCTGATAAATTCAAACCTTACCCAATAGAAGTAGAAATAGACGGTAAGTCTGTTGCTAAAGAAGCTAAAGTAATAAAATTGTTATTTCACCCAGAAATGAATGAAAAAAAATAGTAAATACATATCATGATTAAACTACAAGAACTTGTCGGACTACCATCACTACAGTACCATGTAGATAATGGCTTAACTTTACATTCTAATGTCTACCGTTATAATTCTGATGCTTTTATACAATTATTCAAAGAAGCAAGAGAAGCTCATAGAGACGGTAAAATACAGTTAAACGAAGAAGATAAACATCTTGTAGAGACTACAGATATTGGAGAGTACGGTGATTATAATGGAATGAGAGTTCCTTTAGACTTACCAATGGTATCTGCAAAATATAATCCTCTGTTCGAAGTCGGCTGTCTTATCGATGAAATGATTGAAGATGAGAATACAATCGACGAAGCAGCTTCTATTGACGAAATGATCGATTACGATTTAGTAAAAGAATTAGTAGAGTCTATAGGGGGTAACATAAACATGGACAAATTTAGGAAAGCAGTTTCAATACAAAACGAATCATTTGACTATAACGGTTTTGAAATGCTTA